CGCCCATCGCCCAAAAAATGTCGTCTTGCGCCTCGTCGGGCGCCATATCGAGCGACGACAGGCGGCCGCGGCCGAGGCGATCCGCGCTGGCCATCTCAGATCTCCGGCGGCGAGGGCCGCTTGACGCCGTCGAGCGCGATGCGCCGCTCGACGTGGTCGAGCCCGCGCCGGGTGATTTCGGCGATCAGCACCGAGCCCGCTTCGGTCAGATGCACGGCGCCCAAATCGGCGAGATAGCGCAATTGGGTGTGCAGCCATTCGCGGGTGCGGTTGATCGCCCAGCGCTCGGCCAGTTCGTCGCGCAGCAGCGATGAATTGAGCCGCCCGTCCGACTGCTCGGCCAGCAGGCGCAACGCGACCAGCCGCGCCTCGTGCTCCATGATCGCCGACAGACTCACCGATGATTCTCCAGCATGCTTTCCTGCAACCGCTCGGCGATCGCCTTGATCGGCGCGACGCGCTCGACGATGACGTCGATCTGGCCTTTCATTTCCGTGATCGCCAGCTTCAGCGCATGCACGGTGTCGCCGTCCGGCAGGTGCTCGACGGTGCTTTCGAGCTTGGTCAGGCGCGACTCGTGATCGTCGCGCGACTCGCGCAACTCGCCGACGTCGCGGCGGTTGCGCGCCGTCGCCGCGGCATAGAGCGAGAGCGCCACGGCGCTGATCGAACCCGCCGCGCTCAAACCCTGCCAAATCTCGCTCCAATCGAGCATCGCCCCCTCACTTCCTCAGCTTCGCCGTCAGCCCGTCCGCCTCGGCGATGTCGAGCAGCAGCTTCGCCGCCGCGGCGAGCCGCCGCGCCGGTGTGTTCTGGATCGGCCGATCGGCGCAGACCAGCGCGGCGTCGCGCGCCAGCCGCGTCCGGATCGCCGCGACGACGCCCGTCGCCTTGATCGTCGCCAGCGCCGCCGCCGCCGGGCTCGCCGCCGGGCAGACCTGGCTCTCGATCGCCACGACGCGCGCCGCGGCGGCGTCGACGGCGATGAGCGCCGCCGGCCCCTTGGCCAGCGTGGCGCCGGTCAGCGCCGCGATGACGAAGGCGACGATCGGCGCGGCCATCTCACGAAGCCGAAGCGGCCGGCGTCGCGCTCGCCGCCGGCGCGGCGGTCACCGTCGCCGGGTAGCCCGCCGCCGTGCAGATGTCCTTGACCGCGACGTTGGCGACATTCGCCGCGAGGTCCTTGGCGAGATAGGCGTTGACCTTCGCCGCGGCCGACGAGTCGGAAAGGATCGACGCCGCCAGCGCGTAGGCGCCGCACTGGTAGGGCGCCAGCAGCTTGGCCTGCGCGGTGAGATTGTTGACGATGGTGATGTCGATCTGCACCAGCGCGTTGTTGAGCGCGACGGCGCTTTGCGTCGCCGCCTGCATATTGGCCAGACCCTGGTTGAACGCGGTCTGCGAGCAGCCGGAGAAGGTGAGCGCGAGCGCCAGCGCGATCATCGCATAGGCGGGCGCGAAGACTTTGAGCATGGTCGAGTCCTCAATGGAAAGCGCCGGAAGCCGCCGGCGCGCGGATGAAGATCAGCGGAGGCCGTCGAGCGCCTTATCGACAGCGACGGCGCAACGATCGAGCGCGTCGCGGAAACGCGCGCGCGTTGCGCTCAGAGCGGCGATCAGGTCCGACGGTCTCTCGGCGTCGGGTCGGGGAGGCGGCGTGACGCCGCTCCCGCCGCAGATTTTCTGCGCTAGCAGCTCGACGCGCGAGGACATCAGGTACATGCGCACATCGAGCAAGTGGAGCGCGGCGAGTTCGGCGGCGACAGTGCGCTCGATGCAAACCGCGTCGGCGCGCCGCCTCGGCGCGCGCTTCGCCGGCGTCGGCGTCTTGGCCTTGATGCGGGTCGTCGTCATGTCGCGTCTCCTAGAGCCCGAGCGCGGCGAGGTCGGCCGCGTAGCGTTGGATCGAATGGTTGGCGGGAATTTCGCGGCAGATGCGGCCGATCGCGTCGAACCGCGCCAGCGCCTCGGCCGTGCCGGCGATCGGCGCGCCGATCGGGCGCGGCCAAGTCGGATGGTTGAACAACGGCCGCGACGGCAGCTCCGGCACGATATCGCCGGCCCGCGCGTATTCGACCGCCTGAAGGCCCTGGCGCACGAGATGGCCGAGCCACGGATTGAGAAAGCCGACGCGCGGCGCGCCGAACGTGACGACGCGAAACTTTCGCCCCGGCTGGCGCGCCGCGATCAGCGCGCCGAGCATCTGCGCCAGCGCGCCGCCGAGCGAATGGCCGACCAGCGAAATCAGCCGATCGTCGCCGGCGATCGTGCGGGCGACTTTGCCGTAGAGCGCTTCGCCGCCGCGGCCGAAGCCGCCATGAACGAGGCCCGCGCCGGGAACCCAGTGCGGCGCCGCGCTGAGGTCGCGCAGCCAGTCGAGCGGATCGAGCGGATTGGTGCCGGGCATGACGGCGACGAGCTCGTCGTCGCCGCGCGGCAGCAGGTCGTATTCGCAGTCGAACGCCGCGCGCCCCGACCACGGCCCGCGATAGGACCGCCCGGCAAGATCGGCGAGCGCGGCGTGCGACAGCATCGGCGTCAGGCCTCGCGCTTGCGCACGAGGGTCAGCTCGCGCGGGTCGAAGTCGTCCTCGATCAGGTCGCCATCGTCGTCATGCCAACGGACGACGACGCGGCCGCCGGCGACCGTCTTGACCGTCATGTGCAGGCGGTCGGAATTGAGCCTGACGAGGTCGCCGATCGCGAAGGGCGCGGCGGACTCGGCGGCGGGCTGCGGCGACATCGGCGTTACGACTTCGAGCCGATGGCGGAGTTGGTCACCGCGCGCAGGCCGATGACGACGAGGCCGATCGCGGCGGAGACGCCCGGCGAGACGCCGAGCGACGTCCAGTCGACGCCGCCGAGATAGGTGATGGCGGGCGGGACGACGACGAGCGCCAGCCCAAACGCGACGGTCTTAAAACCCTTCATGACGTTGCTCCTCGGTTTGAAACCCGTTTCAAGCCGCCTTGGCGGCCGGTTCCTCGCGCAGCGCGGCGACGGTCGCCGGGTCGGGCGACCAGGTCGGCGTCAGCCCGTGCGTCGTCTGGAAGGCGCGCATCGCGTTGCGGGTCAGCTCGCCCCAGTCGTTGTCGACTTTGAGCGTCGGCGCCGCGCCGAAGGCGTTGAGGCGCAGTTGCAGCCAGGCGACCGAACCTTCCGCCGGGCCGGCCGGCGGCGTCGCTGTCAGCCTGGCGGCCGTGGCGACCAGCGCCGGGTTGGGAACGAGCGCGGGCAACGCATCCATCGCGGCGAGGATGCGTTTGACGATGTCGTCTTTGTCGAAGGCGCCGCCCGCGGCGTGCGGGCATTCAAAGTGTCCGTCGGCGGCGCACTCGCGGTGCAGGTGCAGTCCGGAGACGCCCTTGACATAGCCGTCGGGACGCAGGCCGAGATGCTTGTGCAGCACCGCCGCGGCGAAGACGAAGTTGTCGCGCACCTTGGCGCCGTCGCCGCTGTTGAAATCCTCGGTGTTCCAATTGCCGGCGGTCTCGATGCCGATCGAGGAGAAATTCCAGCATGAGCAGTGCGTGCCGCGGACGCGCAGATCGCTGAAGCCGACGATGTGGTCGGGGCCGATGAACAGGTGCGGGCCGTGCTGCCAGCCGAGGTTGGTCTCGTAGTAGCGCTGCAAATTGGCGACGCGCTGCGCTTCGGGCGTCTCTTGCCATTGCTTCAGCGTCGGCGAGCCGGTGCCGTGCATGACGATGAATTTGGCGTAAGGGCCGATCGTCAGCGCGGCGACGTGGGCGGCGAACTGCTCGCGGCTATAGAGCGTGCCGTCAAAGCCAGGCCACATGGGAAGCGCTCCGAAGCCTTCGAGAAAGGCCGCAAAGCGGCCTGCGCGATCAGGCTTAGGAGCGGAGCGATCCCGAATGCAGGGTGAACAACTTCACCAAAGGCGCTTCGGTCGCGCTGAGCGGGTTGTTTAGCCCCGCGCTTCGCGCTTGGAAAGAGGCGTGAAGAGATCGGGCGCCGGCGCCATTTCGCGCAGCTGCGCCTTGGCCTTGAACACGGCGGGGCGGGTCACCGACGACATCATGGCGATTTCGTTGGCCGACAGCGCGCCTTCGCGGATCGCCTCGCGCAGGCGCCGCGCCCGCGCGTTGCGGCCCTGGCCCGACACCGGGTCGGCCGGCAGGTCGATCAGCTCGCCGCCGTAGAGCTCGCACAGCAGCGCCGCGCCCTCTTCGCCCATCGCCTCGCCGATCCACGGCGCGGCGCGCGGATTACGCGGCACCGAGATGCGCAAGCCGCCGCGCGCCCGCGCCAGGCCGAGCGCGCTTTCCAGCCCCGCGCCCTCGGCGATCTGGCGATAGAGATCGGCGAGCCAGACGTATTTCACTTGTCAACTGTCCGCGCTCGCGCCGTGGCGTGTTCGGGCAGCACCGTGACGACGACGCCGGCGCAGACGAGACAGGACAGGCCGTCGGCCTTGACCGTGAAATCGACCGCGCCGAGCGCCGCGGCCGCTTCGGCGGCGCGACGCAGCGACACCGTCAGGCGCTCGCGCAGATCCTCGACGTCGAGGCCGCCGGCGCGTTCGAGGAAGCGCACCAAGGCGTGGTCGGAAACCGCGAGGATCATGGCATGCCTATCCGGTTAGCGGCCACGAGCAGCGAGCGCCGCCATAAGCGACTTGGGAGGGTCCTTCGGAGTCGTCTTCGAGACTTCGAAGATCAAGTCGCCAAAGCTCTTGTGTCTGTTCGCGAACGCCTCGGCCTCGCGCTTCGTGGAGAACGTTTGTTCCCACGCAGGCATCGTCTCGCCATACACGACTCGATAGGTCATCTCAGCGCTCCTTGGGTGTTAAGCGGAAAGGCGCAGTTCATCGTTCGCTCTCCACTTCAGCGATGAATTCGGCCGGCAGGCGTTCGCGCCAGACGGCGATCAATTTCAGCGCCCGCGCGCCGGCGCGCATGGCGGGGTGGCGGCCGTGCATCCGCTCGACGTCGGCGATCGGTCGTTTGACGTGGCCGTGGGCGATGGCGCGCTCCAGATTAGTCGCGTGGTCCTCGCACTCGCGCACCAGCAGCGCCGCTTCGTCGATCATCCGCTCCAGCTTCACGACGCTTCCTCCAGGCCGCTCGCCGCCCGCGCGGCGCGCTTGGCGCGGTCGGCGGCGAGGCGGGCGCGGCGATAGATGCGGAAAGCGGTCTGCGCTGCGCCGTGCAGCGTCTTGCAGCGTTCGAACGCCTCGCGGCCCGCCGCCGTCCCCAGCGCCTCGCGCGCCTGCCGCGCCCGGCGCGACGCCTCGGCGGCGATGACGGCGAACTCGGCCTGGGCGTAGGCGGCGCGCGCCTCCAGTTCGATCGCGGCGCGTTCCGTCGGCGAGAACGGCGGCGCCGGCGCGCGCGGCCGCGGCGGTCCCTCTTCGTCGTAGGTCGGCATGGTCAGGCTCCTCGCTTCGCCAGCGTGGCGCGCAGGCGCGCGCCAAACCATGCGGCGAGGCGGTCCCAATCCGCCTCGTCGTAGAACGTGAACGTCGCTTTCAGGCCGCGGCTGTGGCCGTAAGCCTCGACGTCGCCGGGCCAGATGTTTTGACCTGGGATAAACGGCGCGAAGCCGCCGGCGGCCTGCAACTTCGCCGCAATCGCCCGCGTAATCTCGCGTTTCCGCAGCCAAGCGAGATCGCGGTCCGCCAATTCGGCGTCGCGCCGGGTCGGCCATGTAACGCCGCCGTCGCGCGCGATCCACGCCTTCAGCCCCTCGATCGCCCGCGCGGCGTCGGCTGAGTCGGCGAGGAAGCGCGTGTGGGCGAGCCCGGTCTGGCGCTCGACGAAGGCGAGCATCGCCGCGTCGTCGCGCGAGCGCGCCAGGCCGAGGTTCCATGCGGCGATCCACAGCGCCTGCAGCACCGGCGCGTACTTGCCGCTGGCGGTCTTAGCGGCTGGCCGCTTGCCGCTCGCCGCCGGCGCGCCGATCCCCTTGAGGGTGTCGATCAGCGCGCCCGCTTGGGCGGCATTGAGATCGCTCGACGACACGACGTGGAAGTTCGCCTTGAGCAGCCCGCGATAGTCGCCGTCGGTCATGCCGAGCGCGCGACGCATCGCGTGGATGGCGCGGGTCTGGGCGGCGCTGGTCATGAGCGGTCCCGCGCGCGCCAGAGATCGCGCATCTGCTCGGCCTTCGCTTCGCCGGAGAGCTGCGCGTCGCGGTCGAGCACCAGGCCGCCGGCGATGATCACGCAGGCCAGCGCGGCGAGCGGCCACAGGCCGGGCGCGAAAGCCAGGCGTCCGCCGAGGAAGAGAAACGTCGCCGCCGCGGCGAGCGGCAGAGGCGCCTTGAACGGGCTTTTCATTGCACGCCTCCCGCCGGCTCGTCGATGAAGGTCAGGCGCATGCGCTGCGATGGGCAGCGCTCGGCTTCCATGTTGAAACGGCGCGCGAGCTCGCGCGCGTCGTAGTCGGAGAGTGACCAAAGGCCGACAGTGAGGCTCGCGAGTCCTGTGGCGGCGAGCTTCCGCGCCGCCGCCTCGTCGTAGCGGCCGCGCATCTTGCCGAAGACGTTTTCGCTCGGGTAGTCGGCCGGGAGCGCCCTCATGACACGCCTCCCGCCAGCTCGGCCTCGAACGGCTCGACGGCGAAGAACTCGCCTTCCGAGCCGATCGTGACGCCTGGCACCAAGCGCGCGTTGTCGGGGTCGGCGAGCATCGCCTCCTTGTCGATCTCTTCCTTTGGCCGAATGAACGGCAGGCCGAGTTCCTTGATGGCGGCGAGCACGGCCGCGGCGTCGCGGATCATCACCTTCGGTGGCGACTTCCGCCATTCGACCTTGCCGGTGCCGAGATCGGCGAACTTGCGCTTGCCGTTGTCGGTCAACGCCGCGCGGTTGGCGTCGCACCAGGCGCGCAGGCCTTCGGTCCATTGCTCGATCTCGGCGGCGCGCGGCGCGGCGGCGTTCTCCGCGTCCTCTTTCAGCCGGGCGATGGCGTCGTTCATTTCGGCCTGGAAGCGCGCGATCATGCGCGCGTTCTCGCCGATGCGGCGGACGTAGGACGCCGCCTCCTCGCGGCTCTGCGGCGCCGGCGCGCCGGCCTTGGTCTTAGACTTGGGCGACTTCGACATGATCGACTCCGAGACGGGACAGAAGGGCGTTGAAAGCGCGTTCGCGCACGGCGATCGCGCCGCGCTCGCGGGCGGTGAAGCGGGCCTCGCGCGCCGCTGCGACGGCGAGGTCGTAGTCCTTGGCGGCGCGCATGAACGGCGACAGCTCGCGCGTCGTCGGCGGCGGCGCCGGCTCGGCCTTCAGCCGAGCGAGATAGGCGGCGGCGAGCGCCACCGGGTCGGAATGCGGTGCAGTGAAGCTGTCGCGGCCGTCGACGACGATGCGCATCGCCGTCGTCTTGGCCGACGCCGTCGTCGGCAGCGGATAGCCGCGCGCCTCGGCGACGCCGGCGAGCGCCAGCAACTCGATCTCCGCCTCGACCACCAGCGCCGCCAGGTCGCGGCCGGCGTCGAGCGCCGCGCCGATCTCGTCGGCGGCGGCGAGCACTTCGGCCGGCCGTTCGAGGATCGCCTCGCCGATCTCGACCGGTTCGGCGCGGCTAAGCCCGCGCGCCAGGTAGCAGAAGACGCGTCGCGCCTGGCGCGCTTCGTCGCTCGCTTGCGTGCGCACCGCCGCCGCGGCGAGGCCGAAGCGGGCGGCGGCGATTTCGAGGATCGTCGCGAGTGGAAGGTCGCGCATCACGCTTCTCCCCGCAGCGGAAAAGCGACGGTCTCGGCCGAACGCAGCCGCTTCGTCGTCGCCTCCAGTCGTTCCGCCATGCCGGCGATCGCCTTCGCCTCCGCCGAGGCGGCGCGGCAGATTTCGTCGAACACGGCGAGGTCCGGCGCGCCGCCGCCTTCGAGCATGCGCGCCTGCGCCTGGAACGAGGCGAACACGCCGTCGAGCGCTTCGACCGCGTCGCCGGCGAGGGCGCCGCCGGCGTCGACGTAGCGGCCGAACTGGCGGCGAAACGCGCCGATCTGCTGCGACAGCGGTTCAGACATCGCCGCTCTCCTTTCGCAGCCGCGAGTGTTCGCAGCCGTCGCGGCAGGCGCGATAGAGCCGCGCCCGGTTGGCCGACGTCGCGGCGTGACGGTGGCTCTGCTCGGCGATGCAGCGGTCGCGCTCGATTTCGCCGAGGATCGGGCAGTCGACCAGCTCGCCCATGTAGGCGCCGCGCGCCTTGGCCTCGACCTTGCCGACGTCGCCCTTGTAGGAGGCGAGCACCACGCCGGAGATCACGGCGACCGAATAGCCGAGCCGCCGCGCCACGTCGGAGGCCGACGTCCGCTCGCATTCCTCGGCGAGGCGGACGATCCAGTCGGGCGGCGTCTCGCCCCAGCCCTTGCGGGCGTTGGCGAGGAAGTCGGTCTTGCGCGAAGCGTTAACGTTAACGGCCGCGGGCGGCGAAAAAAGGGGCGCGGTCATAGCGTCGCCTCCGCCTGTCCGATCGGCCTGCCGGTGTTGCGGTCGACCAGCACTTTGGCTCTGATCTCGCGCGGCGCGAGCGGCCCGGTGTCGGCGCTCCTCTTCAGCCGGTAGACGCCGGAGTTGAGGCTCTTGCGCTTCGCCTCGCGCACCACCACCAGCGCCCCGGCGAGTTCAAGCTTGCGCACGTAGTCGGAAGCGCTCTTGTGCGAGATGACGACCTCGTCCGTCGAGGCGGCGGCGGCGAGTTCGCCGACCGTGAACATCGGCAAGCCGCGCATCGCCGTCCATAAGTGCCGCGCGACGCGGCCGTGCTTGATGTCGGGATCGATCGGCACCTTGCTCGTGGAACGCACCACCGCGTAGACGAACTGGCCGCGCGGCTTGACGTCGCGCTTCTCGATCAGCGCGATCAGGCCGCGCGCGACCATGGCTTTGATCCACTCGCTGAGGACGCCGCGCGTCTTGGCGTTGGTCGCCCAGAACAATTCGCCGACCGTGAAGCCTTTCGGCCCGAAGTCGCAGGCGGCCTTCCAGTAGTGGTCGGGGCCGCGCGGCAGATCGAGCTTGAAGATGAGAGGGCTCATGCAAACCTCCCGGCTTGCATCAGCTTGCCCGAGCGGGCGCGTGGCGCTTCGCCGGTGAACACGGCGCCGGAATAGGTCTTGGCGTCGATCTCGCGCGCGCCGGAATTGCGCGCCCAGTCGGCCATGCCCGACAGCGTGACGACGATGCGGCGAGCCCGGCCTTCGCCCTTGACCCGCACGATCTCCAACAGTTCGTCGCTGATCTTGACGCCGTTGAGGAAGATGCGCGCGAGCAGTTTGCAGTCGTCGAGGTCGCACGGCTCGGCGCCGTACCAGTCGAGCACCCGGTTGTGGACGCGCTCGACTCGCGCCAGCTTCTGCGGCAACAGCTCCTCGCCGATCAGCAGCACCGGCACCTGGCTGGCTTCCGAGATCTCGCGCACGGTCTCGATCAGCTTCTTGTCGACCAGCTTGTCGGCCTCGTCGATGATCAGCGGCCGCGCCGGTTCGTCGCCGAGCAGGCTGATCGCTTGCGCCGCCAGATCG